GACTTACGTCACTCGTAGAGCGTTCATCCCCAAGCTGGTTGTTCAACTTTATAACAGTACGCCTTTACTTGCGGCGTTGATTGCAAACAGTCAACAAGCAAGCGGTGGTGTATCCTCAGTAACAGTTCCAGTTCAAGGCTCACAATTTGTGAACGCCCAGTGGTCGGACTACTCTGGTTCATTCAACCAGCCTGCCGTCCAGCAAGGTGCTTACAACGCTGAATTTGATTTGAAACTCATGATTGCCCCAGTACCGTTCCTCGGTATGGAGGGTGCGGTTCAGCAAGACGCCGCAATCATCCCACTCATTGAAGCTCGTATGAATGACGCGACAAACGTCATGATGGATGCGATGGCTACTGCGTTGTACACCAATACAACAAACAATCAGCAGTTCATTGGTCTTCCCGCCGCAGTTTCTTCTTCCGGTACATACGGAAACATTTCCCGTTCAAGCTATACATGGTGGCAATCTGCCCAGTATGCCGCTGGTAACGTAAACCCAACTCGTCAAAACATTCTCCAGTACATTGCTGGAACTGTTAAGAAAGGTGCTGAAGTACCTACATTTGGCGTTTGCGGATTTGGTACTTGGACACTCTTAGCACAAGACTTTGTAGGTCAAGAGCAGTATGTCATCACTCCCGGCAACGGATTTGATGCAGACGGCAACGGTCCTCAAGCCGCTTTCCGTGCTTTGATGGTTGCTGGTGTGCCAATCTATCCAGACCCATATTGCCCAGAGGGTACGGTTTACTTCCTCAACATGAACTACTTGAGCTTATACATCCATGAGCAAGGTTCGTTTGTGTTCACAGGATTTGAGTCCACTCTGCCTAACTGGCAAATTGGTTATGTTGGCGCTGTTCTCATGATTGCAGAATTGGTATCTACCAAGCCTAAGACCATGACACAGGTGACGGGTTACAACTCTATTTCACTATAAGGAGGTAAATCATGTCACTTTCACCCAATAAAATCATCCTAGCCAATGCGGCGACAAACACAGCCGGTGCGTACTTTGAAGCATCAAACGTTACTGCAACAACATCCGGTACAACCATTCCAGTTGGTTTGTATCAGTTGTTGCCAACAGCTAACGTTGTGATTCAATTTAACACATCGACTAACCTTGCCTCTCCTTCTTGGACAAACGTTATTTCCGCAAGTGCCGCTGGTATTGTGTGGTCTGATGGCGCAAACGTTCAAGCATTGTCAACAAGTGGTAACGTTACCGTAACGCTGTATGGCTCTAACAGTGGTCAATCAGTTTCCGGCACTTACAACAACGTCTAAGGAGTAACACATGGCTAATCCAGATTCAGTCAGTCAGTTTTACCTTGACAGTTTTGGATATGGTCGTGTGGCTGTTATTCAAGCTACTCAACTCAATACAGCGGGAAATGCTGTTATTGCGCTTCCCATTTTGAACGGTGGCTTGACTAAAGGCGGAGCAACAGCCAATTCAGGCGGAATCATAATCAGAAGAATTACTCTGCAAAATCCGTCTGGTAGCTTATCAAGTGCTTATGTGTCTATTGGAACAACCAACGACGGTGCAAACCTTGTTGTTGCAAATGCCCAAGTGACACTCACAGGAACTGGTTTGTACCAAGATTTGACAATTGCTTCACCTTATAACGGAAACACGGTTGTATCAGGTGCAGTTACTTCAGCTTTGTATGTGAACATCAACACTGTGTCTGGTAACTCCAACACTTGTGATATTCGCGTGTACGGAGACGTTGTAACGTTCTAATTTTTTTTTGATAGGGGATAACTATGTATGTAACGAATAATTGGGAGAAGCCCATAGTTTTTGACTATGCGTTTCAACAATACAGATTTCCGGTGAATCAAACAGTGGAGGCGCCGGAAGAAGCGATTCGACACATATTTGGCTGGGGTGACAACGATAAAGAAGTTTATCTCACTCGCCTTGGACTTATCAAAACAAAAAATGACTTGCCTCAAGGTTTAGAAATTTTGGAGAAAATCCAAATTACTTTGGAACCTCCTCAACAGAATCACTCGTTATCCCCGGTGATGGAAAGAGTACCTCTGCCTTCCTCAAAGAAGGCGGGGGGAAATGTCCCAGCATAATATGGACGTTCAATGGCGCAAACCCTCTCAGGTTATCTTTACTCTGTTAGAAATTTGTTGCATGATGCAAACGCAAATTTCTACACCAACCAGCAGTTAATTGACAACATCAATTCTGCAAGAGAGAGGCTTGTCCGTGATACAGGATGCTTGCGTACCGTTCAAGTCTCGCAAGCACCATGTACCCCAGTCCCCGGTGGTGCATATCCATATAATTGGGTCGCAAATCAAGCTGTCAACCTCGGTGACTATGTTTTTTCAAATATTTTTATTTATCAGGTTACGACTGCTGGTACTTTAGGAACCACAGCGCCCCCTTATCCTAGTGGCTCGTCCACCATTTATCAGAATTACCCACCCAGTACGCCCTTTCAAAACGGAACGGCGTATTTGCAATATGTGGCTCCTTGTGAGCAAATTCAGTATTCTTGCTTGCCAAGTGGTTTGCAAACGCTAGATGTCTTGAATATCAACTTGTACTGGGGAAACACTCGCGTTCCCATGCGCTATTTGCCATGGACCCAGTTTAATGCACAGTTGCGCTTTTGGCAAAACTATATCGGCAGACCTATTTGTTTTTCTGTCTATGGTCAGCAAACTATTTACATTTCGCCAGTGCCAGATCAAGTTTATACGATTGAATTAGACACCGTGATATTGCCAACGCCGCTTGTCAATCTCAACGATGTAGATTCAATCAACGACCCTTATTACTCACCAGTACCGTTTTATGCGGCTTATCTTGCCAAATACTATGAACAGTCTTTTGGCGAAGCCGAAATATACAAGCAAGAATACACCAAGCAAATGCAATCTGTACTGGCAACAACATTTACAAGAAGGATGCCAGACCCCTATTCGAGTCTTTTCTAAATGGCATCAGCAGAGCAAAAAAAGTCTTATCAGGTTGTTAAGCAGTTTAAAGGCGTTAACACCAAGGCTAACCGCACCGCCATTGAAGAAGATGAGTTCTCATGGCTTGAAAATGCCATGCCGGTTGGTTACGCCAACCTGAAGATTACGCCAACATACACCAATACCGGGGTGACTTTTAGTCATACCGTGATTGCTATGTTTGCGGTTAACTTAAACTTAAATGACTATTTGCTTGCTTTTGAGTCAGACGGCTCATGTGAATACGTCAATATCGGCTCTTTATCCAAAGGCAACGTTGCACCAGCCGGAACATTTAGCACAACAGGCAACATCAACGTCAGTCAGTGGAAAAACACCGAGGCTTTGATTCTTGACCCGTACAAAGGCTACTTTACTTGGGATGCAACCAACCTAATCTCTGTTGGCTCAGTCTCGGTCATTGGACTTACCAATCAAGGCTCAGGATACAGCTCTGCGCCTTTAGTCACTATTAGCGCCCCAAACAACGCCAACGGCATACAGGCAACGGGTGTGGCAACCATCACAACCGGCGCTGGAACACTTATTTCAACCAACATCACCAACATTGGCTCTGGCTATACGTCGGTACCGTCTGTGTCGGTCAGCGGTGGTGGCGGTTCAGGTGCAACTATTTCAGCCAGTATTCAAAGTGGAAATGTAGTGGCGCTCACCATTACAAACCCCGGCTCAGGCTATACCAGTGCCCCGACTATCACTATTGCGGCGCCTCCCAGTGGTACAACCGCAACAGCCAACGGCGTTGTGGATACCGGCTTGGTAACGTCCGTTGTTTTGACCAATGCTGGAACCGGATACAACTCTGCGCCTACCATTACGTTCTCGGGAGGCGGTGGTAGCGGTGCATCTGCTGTGGCGGGATACACCACTTTTGCAACTGGCACGGTTTATGTACTCGTTAATACAGGCGGTACAGGCTATGCTTCAGCGCCAACAGTAGGATTTAGCGGTGGCGGCGGTAGTGGTGCGGCGGCAACAGCCATTATTTCAGGCGGTATTGTCACTGAGATAGTAATGACCAACCCGGGTAGTGGCTACACCAGCGCCCCAACAGTGACTTTAACCGGCGGCGGATACACCAATGCGGCGACCGTTACGGCTTATGTCAATAGCACCACCAATGTGGGCATATCGTCGTTCTCAGGGCGCGTTTGGATTGCCCAAGGGCGTACAGTCTTCTACTCCGCGGCGGGGTCTTACAGCGACTTTATAACGGTTTCTGCGGGGTCTGTGGCTATATCGGACTCCACACTGCACGGCAACATCCAGCAATTACTGTCAGCCAACAACTTTTTGTACATTTTTGGCGATGATTCCATTAACGTTTTCTCAGATGTTAGGGTAACTTCTACTGGCTCGACCATATTTACCAACACCAACGTCTCTGCGTCGGTGGGCACTAAGTTGCCTTATGCCATTTTCCCGTACTTTAGGTCGGTGCTATTCATGAACAACTACGGCGTTTACGCGCTTGTAGGCTCGACCACATCCAAAATCAGTGACCCATTAGACGGTATTTTTACAAGTATTGACTTTACTCGTCCGGTTTACGCTGGTCAGGTGTTAATTAACAATATTTTGTGCGCCGCATTTAACTTTTACTACACTGGCGGCGCTGGTACTAGCTCATCTAATCGTTATATTCAAGCTGTCTTTTTTGAGAAAAAATGGTTTTTTACCAGCGTAGTCAACAATCTTGACTTTATTGTTTCTGCGCCAATTGGCGGAAAAGTTGCTTTATTTGGTACTGACGGAACTAATTTGTACCAGCTTTATAACGATACAACATCAAGCATTAACAGCTACGTTCAAACGGCTTTAATGTCTATGAAAGACAATATTCGCACCAAGCAAGCGCTAAAGATTGCGGTTGAAGCGACTTTGTTGGAAAATGCAACACTGAGTGTCACGGTAGATTCTGAGCAAGGCTCAAGCCCGGCTTATACATTAAGTAATATTGTTACTTGGTACAACATCTACAACACAACAATTTCTTGGAAAAACAACGTATCCACAGTGATAAATTGGTCTGGTGGAACAGGATATACGCTGTACAAGACAGATGCGTCGCAGTACGGCAAGTATTTGGGTCAAACGATACAGTCGTCTAATCCCGGATTTGTCATTAACGGTTTTGAATTTGAACACGAATTAAGAGTGAGGTTCTAATATGTCTGGTGTACCTTATACCTTTGCTAATGCAACAACAACCATTGCGCTGTCTAATCTTGACGCCAACTTTAATACGCCAGTAACCATTGGTAACACAACAGTTGGTCTTGGCAACACAGTTACTACTCTGGGTAACGTATCACTTACCAACGTAACTGTATCTAGCACCAATGGTGATGCCAACATACACGGACTAACGGTGGGTCAAGGTTCGGGTTCTGTATCTACAAATACCGCATTAGGAGTAACTGCTTTAAATAGCGTTACAACTGGTAATGGTCAAACCGCAGTTGGTTATCAATCTCTTTATTCTGTAACAACAAATACTAATGATGCGTTTGGATACCAAGCCGCTAAGAACACAACTGGAAATGGTAATGCCGCTTTTGGTGTTCAATCATTATTAAATAACACTTCAGGAAATTACAATACCGCACTTGGTGGTAATGCTATGCTTGGGTCGGCTGGGTCTTCTACTGGTTCATACAATACTGCATTAGGCTCACAAGCTCTTTACTCTAACACCACAGCCTCTAACAACACAGCAGTAGGTTATCAAGCAGGGTATACAAATACTACTGGTGGCAATAATACGTTTA